GCTAGGCAACTGGCGGCGGTCGCATAGCTGTTTGCGGTGGGCTTGCCTGTACCGTCTTCAATCACTAGTGCCATTTTTGCGCCCTCGTTTTGATTTAGGCTCTGCGACTGTTGCGGGGGCTTCTTCGGCCTCGATAGGTGCGACGGCCTCGACTTCGCGCCAGCCTAATGCACGGTGCATGGCTAGCAAGTCAGGGTGAACCGTGATGCGCTCGCCGCTCTGCTCGACTGTAATTAAATGGCTCATAGTTTCACCTTGCAAAAAAAGCCGTCCGACTGGCGCACAATCGGGACGGCTTCGGTTTAAGTGCTTATGCGCCTGCGAGTGTAACGATGTGCTGATTGTTTACAGCAGCCGTGCCCCAAGCCAAGCAAACCTCATACTTAACTTGGCGATACTGGCGGTACACGCGAACCTCGAAAGTAAGGCCGCTTACTGGGTCAGTAATCAGCGTGCTGTCGTCTGCGCTATCACCGCCGCCCGGTACTGCTGGCGCGCGGGTTACAAGCACCATCGCGTTGCGGTCAAAGGCAAAGTTACCTGTGTAGCCACCTTTTACGGTGATTGCTTTAGCATCGGCAGCCGCGATCACAAGGCCGGGCTTGTTGATAGACAGCACGCCTGCGCCCGTGCGACCTGCTGCGGCCACATAGAACTCATTAGCGTTTGGCTCTGCATCGGTGATGCTGAACAGTGAACCAGCGTTAATAGCCGCTGAGCCTGTTTTAACCGCGATGCCTGTTGCGCCGACTGCTGCTGCGCCGTCTGTTACATACGATGCCGCTGCTGCTTGCGTGTGGGCTTTAATGCCTGCTGATTGACGAAGCGCGAAGCCCATCAAGCGATCAGTCATACCGTTGCGAAGCATGTCAGAGCTGCCAGCCTCATTCACTTTGAACAAGTTGGACTGCAAGCCGCGCAAGTTAGCCATTGACAAGCTATTCATTACGAATTGCAGGTCAGTGCTAGGTGCGCCGTTAGCTTCCAGCATGCCCGCGGTTGCGGCCAAAGCGCTCATATTAGCGGCTGTTGCGAATGGCGTAGTTGGTGTGCCGCCTACAGCATAGGCGCGGCTTGCACCAGTTTTTGCGCGGGTAGCCAAGTCAATTTCCACCTGATTAACCAGCTTGCGCATGGCCTCAGCGAATTGGTCGCGCAACACATTGGAGTATTGGCCGCCAGTTTGCAGGGCGCGCTCTTGTTCGCCGTTCCAAAGGATTGGCACTGCGAATGATTTGTCGATAGTGATATCGGTATAGCCAATGGTCGTGTTGCCTGTATCGGCTGGCAATTGTCCTGGGGTGATAGCCTCCAAAGCGCCCACATCGGCCAAAGGCACGCGGACAGTTTGGTCTTTAGCGGCGCGCTCTGCGCTTGTATCGCGGCGGACGGCTGGGATGAAGCCGACCATTTCGCGTGAAACGATATTCAGCGATTCGTAAAGCGTAGGGATTAAGCCTGTTAGGGTGTTAGGTGTGCTCATATAAATTCTCCAAATGGTTTAGGTTACTTTGCCGCCAGCTTGAATGTGCGCCACCTTTGCAGATGGCGTTAAACCTTCAAATTGTGCGCGGCTAATTGCAGCCCCAGCAGCTCCGCCGCTTGAACCGTTTGGAACCTTCCCAGTCCCTGATAAGCCTGTAGATTCGAACGCACGCCCGAATCTTTCGTCTTGTCGTAATTGTGCCACATAGTCGGAAACTGTCAACGGCTGGCCGTTGTTTGCAAGCATTGGCATGCCGTCAGTGTCCAGCACCTCGACGCGGTACTTGCCGTCAGCCTCCACCATGCGGGTGCGCTGCTCGATGATCGGGCTTAGTAGCTCTATGCTGCCCTTAGCCTCTGCTAGCGCGGCTGTGATCGCTTGCTTGCGCACGATGGCGTCTAAGTGCGCGGCCTGTGACTTGATGCGCTGCTCATATTCGGACAGCGCTTTGGTGTGTTGGTCGCCTAGTTTGCGCGTGGCTGCGTCGATCTTGGCCTGTGCCAGTTTGTCAGCCTCTGCGCGGGGGTCGAGCTTGCGCAGCTCTTCCAGCTCTTGCATGGCTTTGCGGGCTTCTGCTGGGTTAAGGTCGCCCAAGTCGGAAACTTTGCGCTCTAGGCTTTCGCGGTTTGCGCGCTCTTTGGATAGCGCCGATTTCAGGCCGCTGATATCCTCCAGCGCGTATCCGTCGGATGCTTCGACATTCAGGCGAAAGCGCCCGTCGTCTAGCTTGGTGTAATGTTCTTCAAAGCCTTTCGGCGCTTCGGTGGTGATTGCTGCTAATGCCATTTTTTACACTTTCCCAGTGTTTGCGCCTTCGACCGAATCTCTCGGGCTTGGCGCGTTGCTATTGCCTGCCAGCTCTGCCAGCAAGCGCTCCTGCTCTTTATCGTCCTCTACTTCAGGCGATAAGATGCCCCGACGCTTCAACTCCTGAATCAGCGTTTGGTGGCTAATTAGCCCCGCCGCTTGGAGTTGAACCAAAATCTCAGGCGCTTTGGTGTCGCCTAGCTCGATAGCAAAATCGGTGTCTATATGAACCAGCGGCTCATAGTTTAGACCTTCCCAAGCCGCCATGTATCGTAATGCTCGCTCAAGGCAGTCCTTAAGCATATACGACCACGCTTGCACCGCGCTGGATGCACGCTGCGATGAAAACGCCACGGCTACTTGCGTAAGACCCGCTGTGCCAGCGGTCAAAGGCTGCCGCCCCAGTTCGCGCATGGTGGTTTCTAGGCCAAGCAATTCGTCTGATAGGAACTTAAGCGTGTTCGCGTTCGGCTCTAGGGTTTTCCAGTCGCCAAATGCGCCCATGTCGTTCATCGGCGCATACAGCACTGTGCCGGGGCCGACGGGCAAACGCACCTGCTTGCCCTGTTCGTCTACCGGCGGGCTTATCCCAGCGCCAACCAGCATCGGGAACGCGGTTTGCTCTTTGGCTAGCTTCAGATTGGTTGCCGCTTGGTAATGCTCAAGCTGTAGGTCTACCACGCGCTTCATAGGCATGGTAAAGCGCCAAGACCCCGATTCACGGCGGCCTGTAAAGAAAGGAACTAGCGGTATTTCGCCGATAGCGATAGCGCCCGCTGCGCGCAATGTGGCCTCGTCTTGGCCGTAGTCTTTGCGCCATACCTCAAAGCGCGCGCCCTGATCGTCATTCAGCAGCAGGCGTATTTGCTCGTAAGCCTTGCCCGCTTCGTCGTGGCCTGATTCGTTAATGCGGGCATAGGTGAACTGCTCACGCCCGCCGATGATGTCGCTGCGCACTTCCAGCATATCGGTGGCTTTTATGCGCACCAGATACGGGCGCGCGCCGATTGCGCGCTCGTCGGCTAGGGTTGCGCCTGCTGGCACGGACGGGTAGTCAACCAGAACCCAATCGACGGCGTTAAAGATGCCAGCTAAAAAGACCTGCTGCGCGAAAATGTGTAGGTGATTGTCTTCGCGGTCGATGTCCTCCACGAAGGTTTTGATGATCTCCGGCGCGTTATCGTCTGCTAACCCTGCCTCTTTAGCGAAGGGCTTTGATGCGAGGCTTTCGACGATGTCGGACACGATATCTACCAGCACGCTGTTGCGAATCCTGTAGGCGTGGTTGTCTACAGATTCATTTGGGAAGTTTGGCAGATAAGCCGTAGTGCGCATTGCCTCGACGCCAGCGGTGATATCGGCCACATGCTGCCAGTAGCTTTGCATCGCCATGTAGTCGCCCGATGGCTTGAGGATGTCTTTCATCTATAGCTTCCAAAAATGGCGGTTGGCTTTGCGGTTGGCCTATCTACCCGATTAAATGCGCGGCTGCATGCGTCGATCATATCGTCATGCGCCCCAAACGGGAAACTGCGAAGCTCATGCAACAAGTCATTATTCCAAGGTGCTTTCAGCATTTTAACATTGCCCGCATTAACTTGCGCCGAAAACGGGCTGGCGCGCGTTGCTTTGTCGCCTGATTCTACAGAGAATTTAAAGTTCGCGCCAATAAGCCGCTTGGACAGATAGGACGCTTGCGCCTTCCCAGCCTGGCCGGGGTCTTGCGGTATCGACTGCTCAATCTTGTTGCCGTCGTTCTTCGCTGTGTTCACTAATAGCTGCTCTACCTCATGCGCGCTTCCTCGGATGCGCTCAAAGTCTAAGATGTAAGTATGCCCATCGTGCGCGTCCAGCAGGCCGCCAGCCGTCCAGTCGCCGCCCTTTGCTGTTGCGGCCAAGTCCCAGCCGCGCACCTTGCCAGTCACTCCAGCGGGCAATGCGTCGATGATCTCGATCTTGTGGGCGTCGAATACGCCGCCGCTTTTCGGGGCTGGGTTTTGCATGTACTGCCCAGCGAAGATGTAAGGGTTTGCTTTTTCTAAGCGGTGCAGCATATCAAGCGGGAACTGCTCAGGCCAAAAGCTAGCGCCCGATTCATCCACGGCGGGGATTTTCACGCACTCCCACTTTTCACCGTTGCCGCCATTCATCAACCAGCCCGCCAAGTCGTTTTCGTGCAAGCGCTGCATGATCAAAATGATCGGGGTGTCTGGTGAGTTCTTGCGGTTTTCCAGCGTTGTTTGGAACCAGTCTATGGTGTTTTGGCGCATGACCTCGGATGTTGCCTCATCTGCTTTGTGCGGGTCATCGATGACGATAGCGCCTTTAAAGCGCTTATCCATGCCGCCGGCGCCATAGCCTGTGATTGTGCCGCCCGCGCCCACTGCGTAGACTATGCCGCCGCTTGTGGTTCTAAATTCGTCCTTAGCCGCGCTGCCTTGCTCTAAATGCGTCGCTGGAAACAAGTGCTGGTAATACTCGTGCTGCATGATGGAGCGCACGCCGTATGCGTTGGAGGTAGCAAGCCGCTTGGCATAGCTGGTGTGGATAAAGTGCGCATCAGGGAAAACGCCCATCGCCCACGATATAAACATCTTGACCGCTATTTCTGTTTTCCCAGACCTTGGCGGGATATTCAGGATTAGGCGGTTTGTTTTCCCAAGCACCACGCGCTCGAGCGCATTGCAAATTGCTATTTGATGTGGGTTTGGCTTTATGTGGCTACCCTTAGACGCAAGGAACATCGCCTGCGTGTAAAGCCAAAGGCGCGATCTAATGTCGTCCTCAGTCACCATGCGCCTGATTGAGCTTTGATAGCACCTCAGCGGCTACGGCTGGGGCAGCGGGGGACATGGAGCCGTCTGAGCTAGTGATATCGATGTCCCGCTTCTCCTTCCACCCCATCTGCGATTTCGTCCACCAGATAAGCGCAGCCGTCTCCCCGCCGATAGCACGGTTGAATAGCGTTTGACCAATCTTTGCGCTAGCCTTGGCCTTGCCCGCTTTTAGCTCGTGCATGAAGTTATCGCGCACGACATCTAGGCAAACACCATCGCGCAGCAGCGCCCCTATCTGCTCTTGCGGCAAGCCCACGCCCGCTAGCGCCTCTACCTGCTTGCGCTCTGCGTCGGTGGGCACGAAGGGCTTACGGCCTGAGCCTTCGCGCGCGCCGCCGTGGGCGTTGGACTTTATAGCTTTAGGTTTTTCAAGTTTTTTCATTGGCTGTTACCTCGTAATTTACACCTAGCCACTGTTCGCAGACTGCACGCGCTACCTGCTCTGTCATTTTAGGAGGGACGCTCATGCCTATCATGTATTTGCCGATATTATCGGTTTTGGCTTTGTAGTCGTCTGGGAAAGAGCCTAGGCGCTTCCACTCGCGGTATGTGAGCCGTCTACGCTCTCCCCAATGCTGTATCTGGTCAGAAACACCGGGCAGTGTGCAAGAAGGTTTGCAGCCATCAAGCCTCACCGTGTTGAAGCACGATGTTCTAGATTCTTCCTGCAATATCACTTTGGCATAATTGTCCCCTGGCTTTGTTTTCTCCCACCATAAAAAATCTCTTTTGCTCGGCTTCGTGTCCACCACTTCCGCCGCCGTCAGCACCTGCACATCGCTAGTCGCCTCCCCAGCGCTAACCCATCGGTGTTGCGGAGCTAGCTTGAGTGGGGGCGCTTCAATATCATCACGAATTGCCACGAAGAAAACGCGCTCTCGCTTTTGTGGCACTCCACAGTCTGCGCCGTTCAATAAGAATAATTGCGGCCTGTAGCCAATCTCTTTGAATCGAGCCATCACCATTTTGGTGTAGCCTTTAGCGTTGCCGATGAGCATGCCCTTTACATTCTCAGCAATAGCCACTTTCGGCCTCAGCCGATAAACTAGGTCTAAGTAATCAAAAAACAAGTCAGACAGCACTTGCTTTGCCTGCCCTTCGCGAAAGTGCTTTTCTTTACCCCACGCCTTTTCCCGACTGCCTGCCATGCTGAAAGTCGAGCAGGGCGGCGACCCGTCCAAAATATCCAACTCAAACAATTCCGCTGGCAGGTCTTTTGTCAGCAGTTCATTGATTGGGCATAAAAAATAGTGTTTCGGGTTGATGTTGAGCTTGTAGTGCCACGCCATTTCGGGGTCGATGTCGTTAGCTGCTATAACTTCGCAGCCCGCCCGTTTATAGCCCATGCTTGAGCCGCCACCGCAAGCAAAGGTACTCATTACCTTCACACCATTTTTGGGCACTTTGTCTAAATCGGCCAGCCGCCAAGCGTGAGGGTTATTTGTCATCGAACTCAAACCCGCATTTGGGACACATGTGCCCCATTTTGTAATCATCCGTGTCGATTTCTTTTGAGCTTGACTCAGGCTCTATCATGTCGGGCAACGAATCGAGCTTCATAGCCGCCGATAACTCCGCCGCATCAAAGCCAAGTAAATCCATCTTGAAGCCATCAATATGCAGCTCATCTAACTCCAGCTTCAGCAGCTCCTTATCCCACCCCGCATTTAGAGCCAGTTGGTTATCCGCAATCACATACGCCTTTTTCTGAGCGTCTGTCCAGCCTTTGGCGACCATCACGGCCATTTGCTTTTTGCCAAGCTTACGCGCCGCTAGCACCCTGCCGTGCCCCGCAATGATGCCGCCATCCTCATCAACTAGCACCGCGCTAGTAACGCCCCATTCTTTCATGGAGGCGGCTATTTGGGCGATTTGCGCCTCTGAATGCGTGCGGCTGTTGCGAGCGTAAGGTATCAGGCGCTCTATGTCCCAATGCTCTACCGCATCGGCGGGGTTTTCTTTTTTGCTCATGTTGGTTTCTTTGTGGCTATCCTGTAAATTGTAACCCGCTTCACCGGTGCGCACCTTCCCTCCTTCGCCATCTGCTCTGGGTATCCCTTATCGCAATCGTCGCAGATTGTTACATCCTCGCGGCTGCGGTGTCGCCAAAGCAGCCAGTCGTCGTGCTGGGTGGTTGATCGGAAGCATGGTGGATGCATGGGTGATTATGGCGCAGATTGGCGCGCTTTGGCGATTACATCCTCAGCCATCACATAAGATGCCGCTTCAACAAAAATGCTTAGGGTGAAAATCCCTTGTACCAGTCTCTGCTCTTGGTTTGTTAGTGATAAGGGCGACAAAGCCCCAATAGAAAGACCAACCCATTCCCCATATTTTTGCTCTGCCAACTCCTTCATGCGGCATTGGTGTTCAAACTCTGGTGCATTGGTGAACACCTCCAAGCCCACCTCAGACTCTTCAAGCCTGCGCCTGAACATACTTCCTTCTGGCGCTGCTCTACAAACGCTAACGGCGCTATGAAGCATGGCTGTGAAAGCATCCATGTCTTGTGTGTAATAGCGAGTTGGTATTTTACTCATGCTAGACCCTTCATCAATTCCTCAATCTCCGCCCGCTTCTTGGTGATCTGGTCTTGCAGCAGCACCTTGAATAGGTAGGGCATTTGCTCGACGGTGAAGCATTTGGTCTTATCCTGCGTGTCGTAGGCTAATTTTATCGTCTCGCCCTGATCAATCAGATGCATGGCGAAGTCTAGCTCCTTTATTTCCCTGGCTATCCTTTCCGCCTTACTCAATATTGATCTTTTTTTGTCCACGGTCGCTTGAACATCGCGCGCGTATTCTATGCTCATGCCCTCATCCTTTCTTTAATCTCAATCGGCGCTTCGCACCTTGCGCCCATGCGCTCCATTGTTGCGCGGTCGCAGTCCATGCAAATCCCGCGGGCTGTTGTTTTTTCGCCGCTCTCCTTCAATCCATTCAAGTATGACACGTACTCGCCACGATCTGAGAAGCACTTAGGATGATCCTGCACACCCCGCCGTAATTCAGCCGCCGGATGCACGCCAAACCATTTTGGGTAAGGGTTTTTGGGTGGCTTTTTGGGGCTTGCTGCACCCACTTTCTGCTTTCGCATTTCGTAAAGCCGCGCATTGTAAGCTTTGCGCTTTAGCTCGCGCTGCGCTTTGATTTCAGCCACCTGTTGCGGCGTTTTGCAGATTAGCGCCCACCTATCGCCATGCGGTCGCACCACGCCAGTGCTTTTGATTGCTAGCCGCCGAGCTAGAGACAGACGATAGACGCCGTCTTGATGATCCAGCAAGCCGCGCTTGGTTAGCTTGGCCATTCTTGCCGATACATCTTCCTCTGACCGCATCAGCTTTTTCGCAACTTTGCTAGGTGGCAACCAATACCCGTCCAAAAGCTTGCAGATATTATAGTCGCCCTCGATTAGGTTTGTTTTCACTCGCCCACCTTGAAAACTTCCGTCGCATCGTCTTTGTGGAACTGGTTTGCCAGCGCTTGCAACAGCAGGCCAGTAGGTCGCAGGAAAAGGCGTGGTGTGCCTTTTGGGCGCAGTTGGTTTGCGCGGCTCTCGATGTTTTGTAGAGTTCGCAGCGCGGTCTCAAGATCAACTTTAAGATCCTCGATTGTCGGCTCTTTCGGCATATCTTTGAATAGTGGCTCAAGCGCGGCGGCTGCGCGGGCGTGCATTTTGTCCATGGTCATTCCTTTTGTTTATTTATCGAAGATGGTGGCAGGCGCTGATCTCCTGCTTGCCGCGCCACTTAAGCGTTCACGCCCATCGTACCGTCAGTGGTTGTGGTCTAGGGCGCTTTGCGGATTACGAATCGCCAATCAGCCTTGGCATTCACCATCAAGTAGAGGGGCTGGGGAGGACTTATCAGGAAATGCACGACACGCAATAAAGCGCTGGAAACACTATGTGCCAGTCAGTCCCCCTACTTGAAAGTCCTCGCTACTTTCCCGAGGTGGTCACACCTGTCATCGTCCCTTGATTTGGCTCATTGACAAGCCATGTGGTGTTGCGCATGATGGTTTCCTTTTTTTGCTAAAGCAGTTTTGCTGCCGATGGATGAATTATGCCAACGAAAAGCCTATTTTTATCTTTTTGCACAAATATTTTTTACCTGTTGCGGAAATGTGACGGGCTAAACGAGCGCTTCTAAAAAAGCCTTCATCCGCCCAGCCGCTGGCAAACAAATGAAGCTTATGCCGCCACCATCCACCGCTTCACCCACAATGCTTCCCTGCGCCACGGCCTGCGCATCGTCTGCGTAGATCACGCCTTGTAGAGCGTCGAGCAGCAGCTTTCCGCCAGCGTCTACATCGAGCCGCACCTTAGATGCAGAGCCGTCTTTGTTCTTGCGCGGGTGTAGGCGGTAAAAGATTTCGACCTCGCCGTCGTACCACCCCAAGCCCTCGCACTCAGCTTGAGCCGCGCGCTTCCATTCCGTCGCCTCTTTTGACAGCACCGCGCGGCCTCTAAAATGCCGCCAGATTCGATTCGCGCCGACTGGGTAGGGTAGTAGCACCCATGCTTTCATTTAAATAGCCCCCTGCTATCCTCAATCCTGCGCTGCGCAATCTCAAAATAAGCATCATCGCGCTCAATGCCTATAAACCTGCGCCCGCAATTCAGAGCCGCTACGCCCGTCGTACCGCTGCCCATGAAGGGGTCTAAAATAGTATCACTCTCGTTGGAGTGAATTAACAGCAACTCTTTCATTAACCCCAAACTTTTTTGTGTCGGATGAAAACCTTTATCTATTGAATGGACAAACTTCGGTCTCTGATAGGTGTCATTTTGACGGTTAAACGTCCACTTTGCACCTTTCTTAACGAACCACGCTGCACACTCGTAATCTGTAATATAACGCCGATCCCTGTTTCTTGGCATAGGGTTCGTTTTTTCAAGCCTAAGCATATCTTTGGTGTCAAACCCAACCGATTCCGCATACTCGGCGATTGCTCCTAAGTTTTTCCAATCGTTGAAAACAACAAGACTTCCGCTCCTATTTAAGACGCGAGAGCACTCCTTTATGTAACTTAGGATGTCTGCACCCTTGTCCCACTCGCCAAAGTCAATACCGAATCGCCCCATAGTGTGAAAATTGTTGCCTCTGGTGATGTTGTAAGGCGGATCAGTCAAAACCATATCCACGCTGCCATCTGGTATCTCTTTCATGCGCTCTAGGCAGTCGCCGTGCATAAGCCATAGGTTGTTATCAAAGCTCATTTGCACCCCTCTAGGTGCTCAATCAGCCGCTCTAGGTAGTGCCCCGCCTTGCGCACATCCCTCAGCCCGTCCTTGTCTGGGTACCGCGCCATGTACTTGATCACATTGCCACGCAAATAGCCCTCGAACTGCTCAGGGGACATCCACGCCACCATCGCGTCCCACGGCTGCACCGCCTTGCTTGCGTAATGGTCGCCACCGATTTGCTTTGCTCGGGCGCTGCTTTCGGCAACATCATCCGCGCCGTCGATCTCGTTTTGGGTGAGTGGTTCAATCATTCAGTTCCTTTTTGCATCGCTCTAGTAAATCGAGTTGCCGCCCGTATTGCGCCTCAAAACGCGCCTTCCAAGGGTGCACCGCCGTCTTTCCGTCGCCTTGGTCTTGGTGGTGGCCTGCGCACAATGGCAGCACTTTTTGATGCGCCCCAGCCTTTGTTCTCCCATCGATGTGATGGATCGAAACTTCAGGATTGAAGTGCCCATCAATCTTACACGCAATGCAGCCTAAAGCGGCCAGCTTGCCCCAAAATTCCTTGTCAGATTTGGTAGGTGTGCTGCCCTTCATTTTGCCGCCCGTATTGCATTCATCGCCTTGCGCAGCTCTTTGCTTCCTTTGCGCTTGGCATCGATCGCCGCAAGATGCGCGCGCGGGTTGCGCTGCCTCAAAAGAAAACGAGCCTCGCAATCATTGCGCCAAGCCTCGCACCAGCCGCAAACATTCGCGCCCGTGCTGGCCTGTTTGTCCTTCGCCAGTTTGCAGCTTGTGCATTGGCGGTCTTTGCAAACAAGCCACTCTTTGGCCGTCTGTTGCAGCACTTTGGCCGCTTGCTCTAAAACTAAATCCATCTCGTTCTTTCGTTGTTTTTATGCGAATCTTGCAAATGCGCCGTGTAGGCGCTTTGCAGCTTGTTTGTAAGCGGCGTGCGCTTGGCTTGGCGTGCTGAAGTATCCTAAGTGGTAGCCTTTGCCGTTTGCGCTTATCTGAGCCCGATACCGCTGCATGTCTTTTTTATACGAAACGCCTTTTAGCCCTATTTGGTTTTTAGGCATTGCGCCCTTGTTGCGCTGGTTTTGCGCGTTGCTGGCCGCCCGTAGGTTACAGATGCGATTGTCTAGCGTGTCGCCGTTTACATGGTCAATTTGCGCTGGCAGGTAGCCGCGGCTTATCAAAAAGATCAAGCGGTGCACAAAGTAGCTGCGCCCGTTAATCCAGCAGACCTTGTAGCTTGTTTCTCGGCCTTTTCGGGTGTAGCTCCAAATCCTGCCTATTTCTTTGCCGCTGTGTCGCCAGTAGATGCGCCCGTCTTTGTAACTGGCGATTGTGATTAGTTGTTCGTAGGTCATCTTGTCCCCCTGTCTATTGCTCTGTTTGATGCCTCCTCACTGCGCCAAATCTCAACCCTGAGCTGCGCAGCTATCTGTTGCCACTTTAGCGCTTCCTCTACCTCTACGGCTGCCTTTAAGCCCGCTAGAAGCTCCTGATATTCAGGATGGGCGTAAGCGTACTGTTCGCGTGCGTTTGCGGCCTTCTCTGGGCTTTTAGCCATGAGTAAAGCCTTTTTACTGCTGCGAAAGTGTTCGATGTAGACGCGCTCTGCTTTTGCCTTTGCGTAAGTCTTGGCGTTTGCCAGCAGAAAATCCACCGCCTTGTTTGGGTCTGTTGTTTTTTCGCTCATGCTGTTTCCTTAATGGCTTTGTTGTTCCACGCCACGACGGTTTTAAAAGACCGCAGCTGCTCTTTGCGCGTGAGTTCGTCCCCCATCCTGTCTGCAAGGTCTAGGCCGTCGCCAATGGCGGACATCTCCAATCCGCTAAACCCAAGCCGCCCCACCTCTTTCGCCGCGCGTATCGCGTCCAGCGCATCTTGTGCGAGGTCTTCAGCCTGGTTCGCGTAAAAGTCGCGCTGTGCCACGAAAGCCCAATTCAAGCGACAGGCCAGCGTGTCTAGGTCTTGCTCTGTGCCAGTGCCGATTCGCAGCCGTTGGTAGGCCTCACGGGGTTTTAACTTGAGCTGTAGCGCCCCGTCTGCTGTATGGCGAAACATCAAAGAAACTGGCAGCACTTCGCGGGGTTTATAGGCTTTATTCCGCTTTTTCATTTTGTTCCTTTTGCTGTTTTAGTTTTTCTGCTGTTATGCGCGCCCAATAGTCTTTGCGGTCTTGCTCTTTTTCCCGTTGCACCGCCTCTCGGGCTAGGCGCTCTGCCTCTTTGTCTCGCGGCTTCATTGATTCCTTGATGGCTTTCAATCTGGCGATAACATCCGCTGGCGCATCGCTTGGCGGCTCGCAGTCGCTGGTTAGCAGCTTGGTGGCGTTCCAGCCGATAGCGTTGTCTTGTTGGTATGGCAGCGCTGCGCCTTGGCTAATGCGCCCCTGCTGGACGGCTTTGCTCAAAGCAGCCTCACGCGCATGCGCATCGTGCCCAAGTGAAGCTATTGATTCGGGTCGCTGGCCTTCGCTCATGGCTTGCGATACACAGCGCTCATAGGCCGCTTTAAAAGCCATCCTTGCGCCGATCTTGTCGCCAATGTCTAGTAGTGGCTTCGCTTCCTGAAAAGCCTTCGCAGCCTCTAGCGTCCAAACCACGGTCGCGCGCTCGTCTTGCGCTTCAATTGCCACAGCCCACGCCTCATCCGAGGATAACCAGCCGCCAGCTTGTGAGAGTTTGTCCAGCACTTCGCGCAGGGTGAGCCTTGTTGCCTCACGACGAACCCGAGCCAAAGCATTTATCACGGCCTGTAAGCCAAAGCTTTGCAGGTCGTTTGCCATCATCAGGGTGGCTTGCGGGCTTAATTGCTGCCCGAAAGTCTCAGCCGTCGCCGCAACATGGGCGCATATTGTTTTTAATTCTTCGTTGCTCATTGCGCTGCCCTTTGCTGTTGGTCGATCATGGCGCTGATTTCATCCATCTTGTCGCTAAAGTCTTGGGTCTTTTCGACGCGTTTTGCGCTTTCGCCTGTCACGGCCTTGCCCGTTATCCACTGGGTGCGATAGCCCTCGCAGCCTTGCAGCAGCAGCCCCATGTCGTGCATTTTTTTGACTACGAAAGCGTCGTTTACAGATTCGACATAGAAGCGGCAAACCCCCGGTGCCTCATCGCGTCCAAGCCGTTTTACAAGCTGCTTCACTTTCGCGTTTACAGCCGCGTTGCGGACTGGTGCGACTGCGTAGCGTTCTTGGTAGGCCTGCGCGTAGCCTGCCCAAGCTTCGCGGCATCCTTGCTGTTCGTCTGGGTCTAGCTGCTTCTTTGCTTTTGGCGAATCAGGAACAACTAGCTCGAAGGTTGCGGGCGCTCCAGCTTGCTGGGGCGGGAATGTATTTAGGCTTGTCTTGGTATTGGTATTGGTATTGGTATTGGTATTGGTATTGGTATTGGTATTGGTATTGGTTGCGATCTGATCGCTTTCTGATATCAGATCTGAAGTCATATCTGAATTCGCGTCTGAAGTCGCATCTGATATCACATCTGAAGTCATAGGTTTTGACGGCTTATCCTTACTCCAGCGGCTTTTGTTGGCAGATACTGCGCGCTCTGCCTTCGCCTTGTAGATGGCTATTTCACGGTCGCAGCGCGGGTGCGTATGACCTTCATCTGCCAAAATAAAGAAATCCGTGAGTACGGCCTTAATATCCTCAACATTCTCGCGCATGGAAATCAGCCGCGCTATTTTATTGGGGTCTGATGGCAGCGGGCTTTCGCCAGTGTAATAAAGATCAAGCATTCGACGATACGCTAGATCTTCCATTAGGCTTAAGTGCCTAGTGTGAGATGAGTAATCACCGATATGGAATGGGTAAAAGTTCATTGTTGGCCACTCCTATGATGGAGATGGCTCTGCTGATGCATGTGCATAGTAGTCCTTAAGGCTGGCGCCACGGTGACAATTCCGACGGCTACGGTTACGAGGCGCCAGGCTTAAAGCTACTAAGACACTGGCCGTGATTCGCCTGTCACAGCGAAGTTTGATTATATGCCAAAAGCGCTATAAATCGTGCAAGTTGCGAAAATACTACACAGCTTTTTTGACGCGCTTTTTGTTCAGCTTTTCGTGCTTCAGTAGCGCCTGAACAATTGCATAACTTAGGTGTGTAGTGCGGTCTATGGCTATGTGTCGCAAGCTTGCATAGCTACAACCCGTATCTGCTGCCAGCTGCGTCATCTTGCGGGCTGCTAGGCGCTCCTTGGCATACTGGCGGGCTTGTGCGTACTCAGGTGGCTCGTGAAATGTGATCATGCTACTCCTTTTATTTGTGCATTTTGGCATTATAGATCGCCGGCGTCTTTATGTGAGTGCGCTGTTGCTTTTGTGCCAATTTGCTAAATTCTTTTTCACCAAGACGGCTAAATTGATGTAAGATATAGGCTCACTAAAACGAAAGGAAGATGATGGACGAACAAGAAAGCCAAGACGAAGCTATCGCCTGCGAACAGATGGAGCGCGACGGCTGCCCGCAATTGCCAGACCTGCCGCCGCTTGTGCCAGGCTACGAAGATATTGAGCCGATTTTTTAAGGAAGAATGATGGAAGTTTACAAATCAATCAACGATGTGCAGGCGGCTATTTGCGAGACTGGCATCTCAAAAAGCCGTACAAACCAGCAGGGCGCTGGGTATAAATTCCGAGGCATTGACGATGTGTATAACGCGGTTTCACCCCTGCTGGCCAAGCATGGGTTATGCGTATTGCCGCGTGTTATTTCGCGGGCAATGGTTGAGCGTTTATCCAAGCAAGGTGGAGCGCTGTTTTACACCACCGTGGAGGTGGAGTTTGATTTTGTCAGCGCAAAAGATGGGTCGAAGCACTTGGTGCGCACCGTGGGTGAGGCTATGGATAGTGGCGACAAATCCACAAACAAGGCCATGAGCGCGGCTTATAAGTATGCTTTGCTTATGGCGTTTGGCATACCAACTGAAGGCGACAATGACACTGAAAACAGCACTCACGAAGTCGCCGCAAAACCAGCAGAGCAAGACCCGCGCATCACCGATGCAGCAATGGAGCTGATTGCGCTGCACCGCGATGGCAAAGACGATGAATTGTTGGCTCGCATCAAAAAAGGCTTTGCAGACGAAGCGCTAAAAACTGGCGTATGGGCTGCCTTGCCAAAAGCGGTACAAGACAGAATCAAAGCACTGAAAGGGGCGCAAAAATGAGCATCACATTATTCGACGCGGCGGCGCAAATACGCGCATCGCTGATAGACCCTGACACTGGCGAAATCGGCGAAGGCTATGCTGACAGCCTAGAACTGTTCCAAACGAAAGGCGCGGCCTGCGTTGCCTACTACAAAGACGAAGCGGCCACGATCGAGGCGCATAAGGCCATGCTCAAAGATGCGGCTGCCCAAGTGAAGGCGCGAGAAAACAAGCTAGAGCGCTTTCGCCAATATCTGCAAGACAGTATGAAGGCGGCTGGTGTCGATAAAATCGAGGCTGGCCTATTGACGGCAAAGCTGCTGCACGATCGTGACGAATCTATCGAGCTGGACGAAGGCGTGCAATTCCCGCTTGAGCTGTGCAATGCACCAAAGCCGCCTGAGCCTAGCAAGACGAAGATCAAAGCCGCTATTCTTGCGGGTGAAGCAATAGCGGGCGCGCGCATTGTGCGTAAAGACCGATTAGAAATCAAGTAACCATTTTTACCGAAAGCAAAACCATGAATCTTTTTTCTTTTACAGGCAACCTTGGGCGCGATGCGGAGCTGCGCGCGGCTGGTCAATCGCAAGTCGCTAAATTTTCAGTAGGCGTGAAAGCTGGCTACGGCGAAAAAGCGACCACGCTGTGGATCAATTGCGAACTGTGGGGCAAGCAGGCCGAAAGCTTGGCAGGATACTTGCTCAAGGGTAAGCAAGTGGGTATCACGGGCGAATTGTCGCAACGCTCATACACGAAGGCAGACGGCACACCGCAAACATCTCTTGATCTGAAGGTTGGTACTGTCACCCTGCTAGGCGGTGCTGAGAGCCGCTCAGAGCCGCGCCAGCAAAGCGCCCCAGCAGTAGACGACGACTTGCCGTTCTAAGCAAAAAAAGCCCCGATTCAATCACTCGAATCGGGGCAAAGCACCGTGAAAAGGAAGAAAACACGGATGGCGTATCGTAGCACTGTTTTCGCGTGTGTAGCTTTTTTGCCGCATAGTTAAATTTATTTGTGCAATTTGATCAAATTGGCAAATTTTGGGTTACATTAACTCAACGGCGCAAACAAAGCGCTTTAACCAAAAGGAAGCACCATGAAAACAGTAAGCGCAATCAAAAAACTGGCAGCGGCTAACTTTATGCATGCGCCATCCGATGATCACCATACATATACAAACGGCAAATTCTTTATCACTTTCTCTGATCATGGTGGTGAGACTCAAATGATCAGGTCGCGGCGCGCTGGTGTATTTTCGGATTCTCGCCAAGACTTCTGCGCTGATGTCTTTCACGCCAACATTACCCAAGCTTTGCGCCGCACACTTTAAAAGGAACACCATGACAGCATCAAACACCTACCTCGAAGCCCTCGAAACCCAGCGCCAAGCTAAAGAGCTGCGCAGCGACATCTGGTCTATCGGCTACGCAATGGCCGCCCCGTTTTTGGCTTGGGCTGCTGTTTACATAATTTTGTCCGTGAGCGCGCCATGAAGCCCAGCATTCACTTACAAGCCCGTGTTGCGGCTTTGCTGCATTACCTACTACTTGCCGCGCTTGCATGCGGGTTTGCTGTTGCGGTGGTGGTGTTATGACTACCAAGAATCAGCACAAAGCAATGCCATTTGCATTAGCCCAAGCCATAAAACTCAGGACTGCAATTTGTCTTTTGGAGGAAGGGTTTGCAGATGACATAGACCTTGATGATTTGTCAATCTCTGCATCCACACTGGAAAGCCTCCACGCCCGCGTCGCAGAGCTAGAAGCCCAGCTCGAAGCGATAGGGGCTGGCGGTGTAGGGTCGCAGAGGATTACTAAAAAAGGAGAGCCTGATGGAGCATGAAACAGACGAAGATGCAGAAGCCCAGCGCGGCTCTGACCGCTACGATGATTGGCGTGAGCGGCGCGACTTGGAGCGGTGGGAGGCTGAACAAGAATTGAAGGAGGTGCATTGATGAGCGAAGATCAAATACGCAAAGACTTTGAAGAGTGGATGGGTGACGGTGGACTAAGTCCGCGCGCGATTGAGCGCAATAGCAAGGGCGACTACATATTGATGCAAACCGCCCACGCTTGGGAGGTTTGGCAAGCTGCCCAAGCCCTGAATCACGCGCGAGAGATGCAGCCACACCCCGACACGATCCGATTGCAGCAGGCCGTCTGGCGGCTGGAGGACCTACTCGAAGATGATGATCCGCAGGCGTGGAAAGAGGCTCGCAAATTCTTAGAGCGGCTCAAAAAAGAGCAAGAGATGGAAGCCCAGCAACAGGCAGATGCGCTGGATGCCCAGCCCGCTGCGCCAGTAGTGTGGCCTGAGCCTG